TTTTACTTTATTTTTAATATAATTAGATGGGAATATTTTAGATGCGATCTTACGAACTTTCTCGCGAATGGCTTCTTCGTCTTCATCATCTTCGATGTCAGTATAATCAGTTTCATCATCTTCTTCTTCTTCTTCAATGACCTTTTTTTTTTTAATTTTTTTTTTAATTGGTGGTTTGTATTCGGAATCAGTATCAGATTCAGTATCTGAATCCTCCGACCCAATATTCTCAGAGTCTGAATAATGATCCTCTGGACGATCCTTCTTCATACGCTTGGTCTTACATGTATCGTTTCTAATTTTAGCCATTTTTATATAAATAATCTATATGTGATTGAAATTGCTCTATTATTAAACAATTTTACAAAGATTCAATTTTACACGATTTTATGTCGATATTTAGTGATTTATTGATATATTTGTTTGGTGAAAAATTGAAATCAAATATAATAATATAAATAGTAATATTATAACATAATAACCATGTCAAAATCAGTAATGAACGATCGCCAGATGACTTCTAAAATAATCGGAATTCAATTTAGTATATTATCACCTGATGAAATACGTAAGAATTCCGTTGTTGAAGTAACTTCACGCGATACATATATAAATAATAAACCGGTAATTGGTGGATTATTTGATCCACGTATGGGAGTATTAGAACCAGGCACTATTTGCCCTACCGACGGACATACATATATCGATACACCCGGATATTTCGGACACATCGAATTGGCTAGACCCGTATTCTTCACCCAACATTTGAAGGAAATAATGAAAATTTCAAAATGTGTATGTTTTAAATGCAGTAAGTTATTAGTATCTAAAACACTACATGCACATGTTTTGAAAATGAAGGCATCGGATCGTTGGGAATACGTTTCAAAATTAGCCGCTAAAGTAAGGAGATGTGGTGAGAAAACAGATGATGGTTGTGGATGTAAACAACCAGATAAGATAAAATTAGAGGAGATGGCTACAATATATGCCCAGTGGGACAATATGGAGAATGAAGCGGGAGAAAGTGGTCCAGTGAATATTAAACTTACACCAGAATTAGTTTTAAAGAGTTTCAAGCGTATTTCGGATGATGATGTAAATTTCATGGGATTTAGTCCAACTTGGTCGCGTCCAGATTGGATGATATGTCAAGTTTTACCAGTTCCACCTCCTGCAGTGAGACCTTCAGTCAAACATGACGCACAGCAGAGAAGTGAAGATGATTTGACTCATATTTATAGTAATATTATAAAAACCAACAAAGACCTACAAGAGAAAATTAAAAACAATGCATCTGCAAATGTAATTGATGGACTAACAAAGTTGTTGCAATATTTCATTGCGATGATTGTAAATAATAAGACAAAGGGTGCTGCTCCACTCGCACAGAGGTCGGGCAGACCATACCAATGTATTTCATCGCGTTTGAATTCTAAACAAGGGCGAATTCGTGGGAATCTTATGGGTAAGCGTGTAGATTATAGTTCACGTTCAGTTATTAATGGTGACCCAAATTTGAGTATTCGTCAACTTGGAGTTCCGATGAAGATTGCTATGAATTTGACAAAACCAGTTGTAGTAAATGATATGAATCGTGAGTTTCTAAAAAAAATGGTACAGAACGGACCAGAGACGTATCCAGGTGCTAAGATATTAGAACGCAAAAATGGAGGAAATATTTCACTTAGATATATCGACAGAACATCTGTAATTCTTATGAACGGTGATATAGTCCATCGTCATATGATGGATGGTGACGCGGTATTATTTAACCGTCAGCCGTCCCTTCATAGGATGAGTATGATGTGTCATATTGCGAAAATTATGAAAAAAGGCGATACATTCCGATTCAACGTCGGAGTGACAAAACCTTACAATGCGGATTTCGATGGGGATAGACGTGACTGTATGGATGCAGTCACAAAATGCTAAAAAACATTTTGTCCTCAACAGGGAGCGTGAAAAGCGTGCAACTCCCTAGTTAATGTTTATATAAAAACTACTTAAATAAAAAACATCTTATATTAATAAGATGGAACTATCAAACCGAATCGAACTATCAAATCAAATTCTGGATAATCCAGACACCCGATATTGTGAAATATATAAAATAACGAATATAGCCAATGGTAAAATATATGTGGGACAAGCTGTATCGCACATTTTGAACCATAAACGCTATAGACCATACGGACGCGAAGGCAGATTTCGCTGTCATATCTCAGAAGCATTCTCATCAAAGAAAAACCAATCACACTATTTGAATAACGCGATACGTAAATACGACGTTGTAAACCTTAATGTGGAATTATTGGAATATTGTGAGATTATAGATGCAGATGAACGTGAAATTCATTACATTAAAGAGTTAAATAGTCTGTTTCCAAACGGATATAACTTGAAGAATGGTGGAAATACGTTTACTCATTGCGATGAAAGTAAAAAACGAGTGTCTGATGGCGTAGCTCGTTACTACAAAGATAAGAAATTCGAGCGGTTTATTAGTGTGTGTAATATATCCGACGACATACACAAATATATTCACCCGTTAAATAGAGATAAAACACAATATGGTTGGTATGTATTAATTGATAAAAAGAAAGCTGATTTCGGTGGAGTTCATATTCCTCTAAGCGAAAGTAGAAAAAACGCAGAGGAATTTATAAGTATTTTAAAACAAAACATTAGCAACATGACCAAATTGCGGGAAACCCCTTAGAGCCTTCACTACCACTCATTTATGGAAACAAATTTGAGGAACTCGGTTAATTGCCGAACCCAATGGTAAAAATGTGAAGGATTGGGCAATCCGCAGCCAAGCCCCTAATCTCAATATGATAGAGTATGGGGAAGGTTCAACGACTAGACGGTTATGGGTCTTATATGATGGTTTAACCAACCTGATAAGGCTTAAGGTATAGTCTGCCCTCATAGGAAACTATGGGGAAATTCAATGGAAATGAATATGCATTTGCCGCAGAATGTGCTAGCTGAAACAGAGCTAAGACATCTGGCGGCAATTCCTTACCAAATAGTGAGTCCTGCATCCAATGCGCCGATTATCGGCATATTTCAGGATTCGCTGCTTGGTTCCTATCGGTTCACTAGACCGAATATTAAATTAACACAAAGAGATGCCATGAATCTATTGATGATGTATTCTAAAGTCAATACAAAGGCTCTTCGTGACGCTGGTAATAAATTAAATAGTTTTGATGTATTGTCTCAAATTATGGCACCGATCACCTTGAATTACAAGACAAATTTATTTGGCGATAATGAAGAGTATGCAACATCAAACAATGTTCTTGAAATCCGTAACGGAAAATATATCCGTGGACAAATAGAAAAATCGGTAATGGGTTCCACCTCCAAAGGAATCCTACATCGTATATTCAATGATTTTGGCAATATGGTTTGTTCCAATTTCATCGACGACTTACAGAATGTTGTAACAGAATACATGAAGACCAGTTCATATAGTGTTGGTGTAAGTGATTTGGTGGCGGATAAGACAACACAAAATAAAATTATTCAAGCTGTTACTAAACAGCAATTAGAGGTGCAATCATTAATCGATAAAGTACATTTGGGAATATTTGAGAATAATACAGCAAATGCTAATTCGGTAGAATTTGAGAATCAAGTAAATAATATATTAAATAAGGCTCGTGATGAGTCTGGTAGAGTAGCAAGAGATAGTCTTGATAAAGACAATCGTTTCTTAATGATTGTTAAATCTGGTTCCAAAGGTAATATGTTGAATATATCACAAATGATTGCAGGGTTGGGACAACAAAACGTAGATGGAAAACGAATTCCGTATGGATTTGAAAATCGTACTCTTCCGCATTTCTGTAAATATGATGATAGTCCTATTGCACGTGGTTTCGTAAATAATTCGTATATTTCGGGATTAAAAGCGAAAGAATTATTCTTCCATGCTATGGGTGGTCGTATCGGTCTTATTGATACTGCAGTGAAATCCGTTACTTGGGAAACTCCTATTGTTGTGCTTGAGAATGGGCGAATCAAATATACTGAAATCGGTCGCTGGATTGATATACAATTGGATAATGAAAAGAACAAGGGTGAAGTTCAGCATTTCACAGAGCGACAAATGGAATTATTGAATATTGAGGATGGCGTATATATCCCCACAACAGATGAGAATGGTGTTGTATCATGGGGACCGATTACCGCTATTACTCGTCATGACCCAGGAACTGAATTGTATGAGATTAAGACGACTGGCGGACGCAGTGTCATTGTAACTGAAAGCAAGTCGCTATTGATTTGGAATAAGGATACGAAGAAACTCGTTGAAACGTCTACACCTGAAATCAAAGTAGGTGACTGTGTTCCAGTAACTGGTGAGTTGTGTGAACCTCCAGTAATCGTCAACCATATCAATCTATCAGATTACCTTCCGAAGAGTAAGTATGTATACGGTAGTGATTTTAATACGGCGACTCAAATACCTGAGAAGTTTGAACTCACAAAAGAGAACGGAATATTTATTGGATTGTTCCTTGCGGAAGGAAACGTACATAATAGCAAGATATATATAACTAACAACAATGAGAATATCAGAACGTTTGTGAAGAATTGGTTCGAGAAGCATTCAATATGTTATGACGAGAAATCACGAACAAATAAGATTGGTGGATTGACAACTACAGTGATTGGAAATTCGTGTATATTGGCAGATTTCTTGACCGAGTTGGTAGGACATGGGGCGCAACACAAACATGTACCAGATGATGCATTCATTGCACCTGAAGAGTTCATTGTTGGGTTGTTGGATGGATATATTTCAGGTGACGGAACGGTTAGTAAAAACTCAGTTGAAGTTGGTTCTGCGTCTAGACGATTGATTGAGGGTATATCCATGTTATGTTCGCGAATTGGGGTATTTGGAAAGGTATCAACCACGCAGTTGAAATCAAATAACCTTGGAACTAAAAATATACTGCCAACACATCGATTTTCAATCCGTGCTGGATGGGGTAAAAAATTCAGTGAAAAGGTTACCTTCATTGATAATACAAAGTCAGAGAAAATGGGCAAGATTAAGTGGGGTGTGAAACACCGAAATTTCGATACATACAATGACGTAATTCTGGATAAGATAACAGAGATCAATATTATAGGCGTAGAAAAGCATCCGAAAGTATACGATTTGACAATTCCAACCACTTTGAATTTCGGTCTGGCGAATGGATTACAGGTGCGTGATACGTCCCAGACTGGATATATCCAGCGAAGATTAATCAAAGGTATGGAGGACTTGAAGGTGGAGTATGACATGACGGTACGAAACAACATGGGTCGTATTATTCAATTCGCATATGGAGATGATGGAATCGACTCAACACGCGTAGAGAATCAGTCTATTCCGTTGGTTGGAATGAGTATTGAAGATATATATATGCATTTTGATATTAATGATCTAACAAATGTTGATGCGGTTTACACAAAGGATGCTGGTAAACGCATGAAGTCGCAAGCGACTGCCGCTCAAACTAAGTGCATAAAATACATAAATAAAATGATTGCGAGTCGTAAAGAGATTGTAGAATCAGTCTTCAAAAATAAGAATGAAGATGGAGTTAAAATGCCAGTTTCATTTGCTAACTCGATATCGAATATACAAGGACAATTAAGTCTTAATGCGAACTCAGTGGTTGACATTACTCCATTGGAAGCATTTGAAATGATCGAGGAATATTATGAGCGATTGAATTCACTCGTTTTGGTGAAACCTGGCAAGTTATTTGAAGTTCTATACTTCTATTACTTATCACCAAAGAGCTTGTGTTTACAAAAACGTTTCCATAAGACTGCTCTTGTAATGTTATTGGAGATGATTGTATTGAAATATAAACAGTCTATCGTCCATCCAGGAGAGATGGTTGGTGTTATAGCAGGTCAAAGTATTGGTGAACCTACTACACAGATGACGCTCAACACGTTCCATTTAGCTGGAGTCGCAAGTAAATCCAATGTTACTCGTGGAGTTCCACGTATTGAGGAACTTTTACGTTTGACAAGCAATCCAAAAAATCCTTCTCTTACTATTCACTTAAAGCATATTGATGAATGTGAACAAGAAAAGGCAACAAAATATGCTAATATGATTGAATTTACTAAATTATCAAATATTGTAAGTTCTATGCAGATATGCTTTGACCCGAACGAGCGCAGTACTATAGTAGAATCAGATAAGGTTTTGTTACACCAATTCTATGAATTTGAAGATATGGTAGATGAATGCAATGACGGAAACTCTACAGAAGATACTAGAACTCGTTCGAAATGGGTTATTCGTATGGAACTTGATGCTAGCGTATTATTAGATAAAAATATTACAATGGATGATGTGCATTATGCGATATCGAATAGTGCGTATGGAGAAAACCTAACCTGTGTATTCTCAGATTATAATAGTGATAAACTTGTATTCCGAATTAGATTATTTGATATAAATAAGAAAAAGAAAATCATGGCAAATACATTGGATCAATCAGATGAGATATTTATTCTCAAGAACATGCAAGACGTATTATTGAATAGTATCGTTTTACGTGGAATTAACAATATAAGTAAAGTCGCACCGAGAAAGTTACAGAATATGGTTGCTCTTGAAGACAGTAAATATGTTCGTAAGGATGTTTGGGTTCTCGATACAACTGGTTCGAATTTATTGCATATACTCGGATTAGATTATATTGATGTGATTCGCACTTACAGTAATGATATTCGCGAGATACACGACGTTCTAGGAATTGAAGCAGCTAGACAAATGTTGTTCAATGAGATTTCGGAGGTTATGGAGTTCAGTGACGCGTATATTAACTATCATCACTTGAGTCTATTATGCGATAGGATGGCAATCAGTAAGAACATGGTTCCTATATTCCGTTCGGGATTATTAAATGATAATATTGGACCAATTGCGAAAGCGACGTTTGAGGTGCATACAGAAGTCCTATTGGGTGCAGCCCGTCATGCGGAATTGGATCATATGCGTGGTGTATCAGCTAGTGTCATGTGCGGTCAATATGGTAAATACGGAACTGGTGCATTCAATGTGATATTGGATATGAAGGAAATGGTAAAACTATCAGCTGCTGTATCCAAACCTGAAAATAATATTGATAAAATGTTTGGTTTTAATAGTGATGCTGGTGATGGATGCGAGTTGAATACAATCAAAATTCGTAATAATATTACGAATATAAAAAAATCGGACGCTGCGGTTTGCGATGACGATTATAATATGGGATTTATGTAAATATATATGACTTAGAATATTTAATGTTTATACAAAAAAAAAAGTGTTTATTCTTAATTTACACCAACGAAGAATGTAAATTAAGAAACTGATGTGATAAAAAAAACGAATAAACTTACGATGGATGAAGTTCTATTTTTTTTCATGAACTGATTATCGATAATTCAATTACGTATTGGTATAAATAATCCGAATAAAAATAAGGATATATGTTATATGTTAGATACAATCGAAATAAAAGTACGCGATAATATAATTTTAAGAGGGTTATCCTATATTCAGAATCCTAAAAAAGGTTGTTTAACTATATTAAGTTGTTCTCCGTATCGTAATTTTGAAGATAATTTAAAATACATTAAATCGTTTGGTAAATTTTTATCTTCTATACCAGCGAATTATATATATATGGATGTTAGGGGCACAGGAGAAAGTGAAGGATATAGTGAAAACGAATATTCATTAAAAGAATTAAAAGATACGAATGAAATCATACAATATATTCGCTCGCAACGTTGGAGTAATAAATTTGTAATGATGCATGGCATCTCTTATAGCGCATGTAATGCATTGCAAGCTTCCTCTTTACCAAAAGGTCCAGATTCTTTATTTATAATGCACGTGTCGGATAATAGATGGTCAAATGACGTTCATTATATCGGAGGGATTAAAACAATAACGGAAGATATAAATTATTCTTTCGCAACCACAGGACAAAATATATTACCTTGTTTAAGATGTATAGATAATAATTTAAGAACCAATAATAAACCATGGTTTATGAAGTGGTTTACACAAGGCTCTGAAAAAAATAACGAATGGAAACGCGGACTTACAAATAAATTACCACCTACCTTCTTAATATGTGGATGGAGAGACAGTTATTCATATACAGCTGTGAATTTATCACATAAGTTGAGTTATACATTAATTGGACCTTTCGGACACAATTATCCAAAAAACCATAATATTTTAATTAAAAAATGGATACATCATTTATCCGATGAAAATAAGAATTTGAATAAGATACATAATTATAATGGTCCTATTTGTGTAATTATACCTACTCCAAGAAGTTTATGGGATAAAGGATATTATCAAGTAAAATCGTATCATAATCCATCTTATAAAAGTGTGTTAAATTATGATAAACAAATCGTATTAATACCAGATTTAGTAGGTGCAACATTGGAAACTTATTCTACTGGCGACCCAGTATATATACCATCATTGAAATCAGTGAGAAAGGATTTAAAAATAAATAATTGTGGATATGAAAAAGAAATAATATTACAAGAATGTGGAGTTTGGGGAGAACCTGAAATAATACTTGAATGCTCTGAATACGAAAAGGGTGATTACATTGTGGCAAGATTAACTACCATTTACGGAGAATCATTATGTGTAGGCGTATCCCGAATACACAAAGGCATTGTAAAATTTAAATTAAAACCTTTTTTTATTCCTGTCGGGACTTATAAAATTTATTTATTTTTGAATCGTTCGTGGGTACCTGTTTTGTTTCCAACTACTAATATCAAAAATATATCAATTATTTCACTGCAATTATTATTACCTATTATCGATAAAAACGATCATGTTAAATTAAATGTATATGCACATGAAAGTGAAATTGCTTTATTAGAAGATGTAACTATTCTTAATATACATAACCAAAATGGTAAGTTAATTTACGAAACAAAAAACGAATATCCAGGCGGGTCGTTTATTGAACATATGAAAGTATCATGCGTTTTAGGACAAGGAACCAATGTGGTGGCTGAAAACAAGTATGTACAAGGAAAATATGAAATAAAAACGATTACTGAAATAAATAACACGAACACTGATATTTATAATGTCAATATTAAATCATACAACCATAATATATTGCTTAATGCTTGGAATGAACGTTTCGTTCTAGACCAATAATAACAGATTGTATTATTTATAAACGGAATGTTGTGTTATAGGTTTGAAAAGGTTGATATTATAATTATAATATATGTTAAGTTTTGTGAAAATATCATCTATAAAAATACTATTATTTGTTTTATAAACTTATAGAACAAATAATATTTCATTATCTTACTGAGAGTTTATTCTATATAACTGATTCAAGATTGGAATAAGATTGTATATATTTGGATGTATCTGGTTCGGCAATATCATAAGTAATATTTTTCATGTAATCATTGACGTTGAATATATTACTTTCATTTAAATAAACAGAATTTATGGATGAATCCAGTAACAAAATCTCATCTGGATTGGTTTTATAATTGACATTACTTATATTCAAATAAATCTTAGGTTCCATAATGAAGGAACGTACACGCTTGAAACGAATCAATTCATCTGCAATTTTACCGAAATAAATTTGATTGTTTTTTCCATTTGGTATCAAATAACTATCTATAGGTAATTCTAATTTACATTTGTCAGTTTTACAATCAAACTCTGTAGGTGTATCTTTAAATTCAACTTCGTTATCGACCAATAAATGGATTTTATCTTCTACTTCTTTCAATTTATCATTGTATTTCAAATCATTATTAAGTAGTATTTTATTAAGATCGAATTTAATTTTACGTTTATCATATAATCCAAGTAACATTCGGACGATACTTCGAAATTGGGTGTAATAATAACTCTCTTTATGAATTTTATTAATTGTAGATATTCGCTCGGGGTCAGGTGGGCGGTTTGTAATCACTTTTATATCAGCATCTACATAATCACTACCGCGTA